ACCTCCTGCTCCACCGCCTCCGTATGAAGCGTTGTAACCGCCATTAAAAAGCCCAATACCTCGTGAACTAGAACCAGCGCCGCCACCTCCTGCGGCTGACAAAACAGCCCCAAATGAAGATGTGGCCCCATTACCACCACTAGCACTACTAGAATTCCCACCGCCTCCGGCACCAACGCAAATTATCTCTAATACATCACCCGCCGCAAGGCCGTATGTGGTGGGGTCGAAATTTCCACTAGCTACAAATATTTTCATGCCCATTTCAATCTAGCCTCCTAACCTTCCTGTCATAAAATTTTGATATGTGTTTATTGGTTTTGATTTTGTGCTAACTGTTGTTCCGGAAATTTTAAAATCTGCCATGTTTAAATCCTCGAATTGGATGAGCTGGTTCATGTTTGTTGCATTAAGAGCAGTCCCGGCCTCAGTCGGCTCATCGGCTCGCGTTAATGTTACATGAGTATCAGTTTCATTGGATTTTAACCATCTTCCGGCAATAGTCGGTATTCGATCTAACCAGTTGATCCTCGCCATACTTTACACCTCCCCACTAAATATCTCGCCGCAGTACCTAAATTCGGCTATCATGTTATCTAACAGCGTTTTCATATCTAATAAAATTTGTTCAATGTCGTTAGCCTCTGAATAAGTCAAGCCCTCAATATCAGATGGAAGGCTTGGTGTTGTTGTTAATGTATAATAGGCATCAATTAAAGCCTGTATATCGGCTAAATACGCTGTCATTTGTGTTTCGTTTGGTATATCCGCATTCGCCCAATCGGTCTTAGGCGATACCGCAACCGTATAGCCATAAGAATTAAAAGCATCGGCAAGGTATTGGATATTATCGCCAACTCTGTTTAAATCAGAGGCGTTATATTTTGCTCCCGCTGTACGATTGGTTATTGGGTTAGTCCACGACATAGCTCCACCCCCTTATTGCATTAAGTACTCACAACATCCCCAACTATCACTGCATCCCCTATAAAACCACCACTTAAATCAATTGTTATGCTTTCAATCATCCCCTGTATCTGTTGATCATACATACTATCAACTGTAACCTCGGCCCCTGCCTTCTCACTTTGCATGATTAAACTTACCTCATTTTTGTATCGCCTTTGATAGTAGTCATAAATGCGCTGTGCTACTGCTAAACCATTTGCGGACGATACCAAGGTGGCATCTTTGACTGTTATTACGTTGGGCTTAACTCCTGATGGCAAATCTGTTGCGTATACTCCTACAATGCCTGTCGTATCTGTTTGACCATCAGGGCTGTAAGAATGTGTTGTTACTTCTACACCCGTCACCAGCGTTTTTAATATCAGATTTTGACCTTGCAGTTTATGATCTTTGTCAATATTGCTTGATGCGACTGTTGGCGGAGGATAAATCCTTATTTTATCGCTGCGTGAACAATCGACAATGGCCCCTATTGCAAATGCGACTTGCTGCAGCGCTTCACGGTGTGTACAAACCCCAATTTTACCGGTTAGGACTTCGCTTTCATAGCTGCTATCCAGTTCATACTCAGCTCCCGCACTTGTCATAATTTCACCGATAAGCTCTGCCACATTTTTATTCGTATACAACCCACCGGTAAACTCCGTTTTATCTACAACACCAATAAGGTCTATTGCCGTCATGTTCGTGGAATTTTCCGTTCCGTTTTCCCATTCTTCAAGGTAATATACACCCATCATAGTTTTTAAACCGTCAATTGTCTCATATACCGTTAGCGGTTGTCTTTGCTGCAGTACGCTATACATACCGGTAGGGTTGATAATAGAAAATTTAGCATCCGATGAATAGACTCTAAAATTCAGCGTGTTGATACTGATTTCTGCCGATATCGGGTTCACTTCCTCAGTTATTTTTGCGTTGATAATCTCATCATTTGCAAAGGTCTTGATTGCCCCATATGTTATGGCTGCAAGTTTTAAATATCTGTATGGTTTGGACATTGAAAGGAATGAAATTACCACTTTTTGATAATTAAGTACTTGGCACTCACAAAAATACTCCATTTTATCCGGTGTAAAGTATGTGGCTTCCGTTAATGGATTGCCGCCGGAATCATACCATGTAATGCTAATCGAATCGGCATAAGAATCACCGAAAAACGAAAGTGTGATACCAAGGCTTGAATGGTTTTCGGAAAAATCAATGGTCAAAACAGGAGCCGCAGAAAATGTACCGTCTGCCCCTGTCATACCCTGTGACCACAACCCCCACTCATGTGCTGTGGGATCATCAGGCATAATTGCAAAAGTGCCATCTAACAACCAGTAATCATTTTCAAGGGTTGCCACCTTTATCGGGTCGATTTCATCCAATTTTAGATCTGTTAAATCTACAAAAGTCTGCTTATCTGTTGCGGTCGGCGTACTGTCAGCTCTGGCCGTAACATCCGCAATCTCAAATTTAATCTCTGTTGATGTTTTTGCCATCAGATCAACTCCTTGCCGGGGACTTTGCTATGAAGTTTACCGTAAGGTTTTGCCAGTAATTTTTTGCGGCTGTCTGTTTGCGCAGTTCATCACTTACACCTGAGAAATATGCTGTAAAAGTAAAATCACCGCTCTCATCGGGAACGGTGACCGTATGAAATTCTTCTGCCTCAGTAAGCTTATCCCAAAGACTTGCATATTCATCTGTATCAACAGTGGACCCGAGCTTCAACTGATAATTGAAATATACACCGATCAGCTCTCTCTCAAGTGTTCCTGATTCGGTACGACTTGCATATTTGTCGAGAAAATCGGCTTTTCGGGCAATTTGTATTACCGGAATATTGTATGTAATACCGTCAATTACTAACATCAGGTCACCCCCTCTATAAGCGACTTACCACGCCTATTATTCTCTTTATCAATCTCAAATTTAAAAAAGCGTATCAACTGTGCAGTATCTCCATTTGCTACAACTGTTATCTGTGGGGTACCTCCCATGCTCGCAAGTTCTTCCTGTACAATTCTCCTAAAGGTGCTCTCGGGTGCAATTAATTCATTTTCCCGTTTGTTATCCCCAACAATAGCCAACCTTGCGGCATTCGGAGGGATAACCGCACCGGTGGCTAAACGGGGTATGTCTATTTTATTAAGCTCCGGAATGCTGATGCCAAACTTTGTGCCTCCAATGAATGGCACCCCATCAGGAACATCAATATTTATACTATTCAAGGCTCGTATAATAGCATTTATACCTGTAATAAAACTGTTTACAAAGCCTTCTGCTAAACCTATCAGAAAATTGATCGCTCCTTTAAACCCTTTTTTTATTGGTTCAAGTACATTTAAACCAAACCAGTGTGATGCCTTAGACCAAATATCCACAATAGACTCCCATACACTCGAGGCCGCCGCTTTAACATCGTCCCAATGTTTAACTAACAACACCACAATTGCTATAAGACCCCCTATCGCCAGCACTACAAGTCCTACCGGGGAAGTTAAAAAGGCAATCGCCACACCGAATGCTGTGGTAACTGCTGTACCAACCGCCGCAAGTGCATTCCAGGCTACAGTTGCAGCATTCATAGCGAGCTGGGCTGCAGTATTTGCAATTTTTAAACCAGTATTAATCACCCACTGTGCAGCTTGCCTTGCTAGTTCTACAGTACCTTTTGCAAGTGCCACAACAAAATCTTTTGCGTACATGATAGTAAGGGCTATTGTTGCTGCTCTATCCGCAATTTTTGCAGCTATTCCGGCTTTAATAGCTGTTGTTATAGCCGTGATAGCCCCTACTACTCCACCTGATATTTGTATAAATGCTAAGAGTTCTGCAACTTTCCAAGCGGCAAAGAACAGACCTATGGTTATCGTCATCCCTCGAACAAGGTCTTGGTTTTCGCTGATCCAATCACTAATGCCCGACAGTGCTTCTGCAATACCCTCGAGGACCGATATGATAATTCCTCCTGTCCATGTCGCAAGTGGTTGAAGAAAATTTTCCCACATCCATATGCCTAAAGGTTTTAACACTTCCAGACCCACAGCAAGAAGCGTAGCCGCTTCGGCCAATATATTTAAGAAATCAGGCAGAATATATTCTATTGTCCACTGTGCGAGGGGGACGAAAATATTCAAATATGCCCATTCAAGCCCTGAAAACAGTATTCTGTTAATAGGTTCTAGAGCTGTTTTTAAATTTTCAAAAGCTAATGTAAGGTTATCCAAATTAATCTTCTTTAAAATTTCCAGCTTGCTTTTCAAATTATCTATCGTAAATTGTATGGCTGGTGATATGGTAACTTCACTTAACAATTCACCCCCACCTGCTGCAGGGATATCCAGCCCCCCTGTCAAACTGTCTGCTGCATTGTTCGCCGCATCGGCGGTATCTTGCGTAAGCACATTAAGATCGTCAAAACCTGCTATGGCTCCCTCTGCTGCCTTGCCTGCTTTTTCCGTGGCTTTTGCAAGTTCCGTTTCGGCTTTTGCCCCTGTAGCCGCTGTTTGGGCTATATTGGCCTGCTGTTTCGCTTGTTTCCCGAATAATCCGGACGTTACTTGGTTAAATAAATTCGCAAAATTTATAAGGGCTGATACCATCATATTAAGATACTTTAGCGCAGGTGTAAGCGCTTGAATTAAGCCGTTACCCATAATTCCTAAGAATTCTTTCCAACGTTCAGATAATATGCGAGTTTGGTTTGCCCAGCTACCACTAGTTTTAGCAAAATCCCCCTGTGCATCTCCTGTTACAGATAGTATGTAATTATATCTTAAAAGGGCTTTGCTTTGTTCGGAGAGAGAATTATAAGAGGCCGTTATACCTTTTGATAAAGCATAGGCTTCTAAATTTGCGACTGACAGGTTAATACCAAGCTGCTTTAATGGCTCAGTCTCTCCGGATATACCGGAACGTAGTTTATCAAAAGCCTCTTGCGCATCAAGATTATAGAAAGAGGCCATATCCCCCGCGAGCCCTGCCAAGGTAGTGGACATATCAATTAACTCTTGATCCCTAAACCCCATAGATTTAAGCATTGCGCCCATTGTTGAGGAAAATCTTTTTGCAGATAATTCAGATAGGCCAAAATTTTCTATAGCTGAAGCAGCAAAATCGCCGATCTGATCAGACATATCTCCAAACACGGTATCAACTACGTTTTGCACTTCAATTAGGCTGGAGGCGATATCTACAGCTCTTTTCCCAAAGTTCACAATTGCCGCTACACCAAAAGCAATTCCTACTGCCACGGCCATCCTTTTCAAAGAGCTTGTAATCCCAGAAATACCATTCGTAATCTGTTTTGCTCCGGCATTAAAGCCTTTGCTGTTAATGCTCGTATCTATCCGTATACTACCATCATATCCGATCGCCACTTCCGTCCACCTCCTTTTGGGTATAGTAAAAGCACCTACCTAACCGGCAAGTGCTTGCATTCGTTTATATGATCTTCAACCCTTTCCGATTAACTTCATGAACTTATCTTTCACTGCTTCCTCTTCAGAGGTTAGCTCTAAGGGTAATTCCACAATATCACGCATCTCATTGTATTGCTGTCTTTCCTCACGGGTCAGCTTATTTTTAGCGTATTGGGTGCGCAAGTAGATGATACGGCTCATCATACAATCTTCAGGCAGCTCCATAAAGGCCATAACAAACTCCCACCAGTGTACAAATTTCCCGGTGCTAAGTCGGCCATGGAGCACCCTGTCCACACCACTAAATATATATTTCGAATCATGGATAAAGGAGTATTTTCGGATGCCGTCACCGATCCCCTCCTCTTTTTTCCCTTCCCCACAGTCGAGAAATAATACGCCCTTTTTAATTGCTGTCTCAAAGTCTGCAGGTGACTCCTTATAGAGCAGGGTTATTAGAACCGCACATTTCTCATAAGCCGTAAGCTCGTTATCTTCAAAAGCAGTTACGATTCTTAAACCCGTTTGGTAATCTGCATTGATTTCATGCACCTTGTCGCCTATTTGGATCGCAGTAGGCAGCCCATCAATTAAGATATTCATTTTATATCACGTTTTTGCCGGAAGGCTTATATTTGGCCAGCTTATCATTGCGGGCCTTTTGAATATAAGGGGTGATTCCGTCAAAGAATTGTGCAAACATATTAGGGTTATTGTAATCTCCAAAAACCATTTGGCTAGTGCCTTCTCCAAACACATAATCTATTTTTTCTCTCATGTATATACATATTTCATTTAGGAGTTTAAGCCCTTCCCCAGTATTTTTCGGGATACCATAAGCCCCCGGCTCGTTATTTTGGTCTAGCTCTCGACTCCGTTTCTGAAACTCTTTTTCTTTCACTTCAAATTCACCGATAAGATTGTAGAAACGGTCTACAAATCCAACATTCCCCGGATTGAATTTTAATTCACCTACGGGCTTTCCGTCTCTTTCAATCGGTATTATTGCCTCATTTGTGTTGATGTTCATAATTTACCTCCTATAAAGTGTCCCCCGCCCTATGAAAGAGCAGGGGCCCTTTAATTTTTATATTATACTGCGGTAAAAGTTGATGTCGTCGGGTTAAAGGTGCCGTCTGTTGGGTCACCAATTAAATTGATTGTAAAGCTTATCGCGGCACTGGACCCACCGTCCCCTCCGAAATCATCAATTTGGATGGAACAGGTATTTTTCTCCGCAGGATAAGCTCCTGTTGTTTCCTCTTCGTAAAGATAAACAATACAAATCTCGCTTCGTGCGTCGGTCAAAACAGCACGGGTCCTTCTTAGATTATCCACAAATTCAAATACGGGATCCCCACCAATTGCTGTCATAGGCGCCGGGATTGTAGGTTTATAACTCTCAACATCGGTTGTCCCTGTATCCTGATGGATATAAGTTTCATCCGAGGTCTGAGGGTTATAGTTTATTGTGAGCGCCGTCACACCGTTACCTACCAAGCTCCATGTCGGTGTTTCAATTGTACCCGTATTTAGATATAACGCCACAAGTTTTCTTTTTATTTTACCTATTACTGCTGCCATGTTATGTTCTTCCTTTCGTATAGATTAAATTTAACTGTACCTGGTATAACCCTTCGCTGCCGTCTTCATCGACATCGAATAAAAGCATGTTGGCCACGCTCATACTCTCAGCCTCGCAGTTGGTCGGTAGTGTTGGATAATTACCTATTTCATCCTGCTCCTCGATCCAGTCGGAGAAATCCTGCAGAAAGTCATGGTTATCAAGCCGTTCCACATCACTACCGGTGTACTCTCGAACAAAGAATGTAAAGCTATACTGATAGGTTTTATTCCCCAACACGTCCTCGCTGATCTTTGAATTCCCAGCCAATGCAACAGCATAATTAGACGGCTTTTGATCCGGTCGGTCGATATGTACCAGATTGATAGTAGGGCAGGTTTCTAAGAAAGTCTGCACTGCTGAAATAATGCTCATAACCCGCCCCCCATAATTCTTTTAGCTCCGTTGATTATAATAGCTCCTCTGTCGGCCTTTAACCGTTCGAACCAAAAGGCCCCACGTTTCGGGGCTCCATGAAATGTTAAATCACGGTCAGTAAGTGTCTTTGGGGCTCTGCCCACCATCACCTTGCCATAATACACATATCGGGCATAAGGTGCATTCCAAACGACCTCTCCATTTCCTATTTTTGTACCAAACAAGCCGCTTTTTTGCAGCATCCCGGATTGAAATGGAGTATAGGGTGCGGATTGCTTCAGAACTTCACTATCGACGAATTTCTGCGCCAGTTCAGCCCGCCCATTCCATTTACCCGCAAAGCCCGGGTCCCACTCCAATACCCCTGCAACAGTCGCTCCTGCCTTGATTATGACATTCTTAGGTTGGTTTATTTTATATGCCATTACTTTCCACCCACCTCCCAATGCTTCATACAGCCACCAAAATCCTTGAAATCCACGCTTGTAACGGTAACCATATCAGTGAAGCGCTCGTTCAGCTCAGCTGGCTTTGAGATGATCTCATAGGTCTGTACACCCTTAACCAGCTTATCGCCAATTTGGATAACATCGGAAGACATAGCATCATATGGGATAATTATTTTGGCACTGTCAGCTCCTGCAAGCCCGCTTTTTAGAATATTAACGGCTTTTACGCTGTCCCAAAACACCCCGTTTACAACCGTTCTCTCCCAGGTATTATTACGCAGGGCATAGACAGTCAGATCATGTGCAAACACGATCACACCCCCCTATAGAGAAGACCCGTATAAGCCAGATACATTCTTGCGGCATCATAGCGCCGCTGATCCGATGTTTTATTGCTGGTTACGTAAGAACGGCTCCAACTCCCTACCGTCTGACTCGTCAGCTCCCCGCCGTTTTCTTCTCCCAGAATTGTATCGGCAACAGAGCAAGCGGCCATTTTCACAGCATCGTCAGTAGAGTAGGAGGCAGCTCTTCCAAACGTAATGTGATCAATATAGCTGCTTGCTCTTGTTACCAATCTATCAAAATCGGCCAGATCAATGGCATTGCCGCTATAGGTGCCTGTATAAAATGTGTAATCAGCATATGCCATGCCACTCACTCCTTATTAGGTAGTTGATTTATGCAGATAAATACCCTCCGCTTTATTCTCATAAACAAACAGGTCATGATAAATACGGTACTGGAACATCCATGCATCTGCGTCCTGGTTTACGCTCGGATCAAAGATCCTCGGAACGGCATGCTTAGTTACTGCAAGCGTTGAGGTTGGGTGAACAATCAAGAAGTTAACATTGGCTGCACTGCCACCCTTGACAAAGCCGCCTGCCTCCTGTCCGGCAGTTGAACCGTCATAAAGCGTAATACCTGTATAAAAGCGTGCCTGCGGCACTTTCACAATAGACATACCGTCAAACAAACCAAAGCGCCGATCAACGCTGTTGTCGCCTGCCGCAACAAAGCGAGTCACGGAAGCGCTTTCCTTAATGGCCTGATAAATCTGTGGGGTTACATATAAAACTCTGCCGTCAGAAGGAACCTCCTTATCATCGAGCGCAGTGGTTGCCGCATCAATAGCAGCAATAACGTTACTGGAATCAAGAGCAGCCGCTGCTACTGTCTGAATCCCACTTGTCCCTGCAATTTTAGCAAAGCGATAAGCATCAATTTCAGGTACAACCTTAGTCCGAATAAATTCACTGGCCAAGGTCCCAAAGGCCTGATTGATGGTTTCCTCATTATCCATGGCATCAACCATAAATTTACGGCCACGATCCTGTGTAAGTTCTAAGGTTTCCCACGTACCGGTTACATCACCTTGAACATATCCGGTAGTTCTGGCGTAAGCGCCAAGACCATCCATTGAGGTCTTATAATATTTAACTGTGTTCGCACCCACGAAATCCCCTACGCGTTCAGGTTTTTCCAGAATGGAGGTAAGGGCCTCTCTTTTATAAATTTCATCAAGCAACGGAACATATTTTGTTGCAAGCGCAATAGAATTTGCCATAATTTAATCTCTCCTTTTAGTTTTAATTAAAATTACACTACAGTCACGGATAGGTTTTGCACCGTGGAATATCCGCTCGGAACTCCCCCGGCAGTATAGCCCTGCGCCTTATAGTACACAGTCGTGCTGGACACATACGCCTCTGTGGTATGCGATCCGAATACGGTCACATCCGAAGTCACTGTGTCAGCATCCTCTGTTTCTCCGTAACTTAAAATAACCTTTGCTGCACCACCAACGCCCGGAACAGTAAATGTAACCGTTCCATCACCGTTGTCAACCGCTGCGGGCGAAGGCTTAGGTAAGGTGAAAGAATTTCCCTTGATTTTTGTTAACTTTGCCACTTAATCACCTACTTTTACAAAGGCAAGCCAAAAGCCGCCCGTAGTTTAGCGTCGTCGTCACCGCCGAGCTCTTTTTCATGCCCTTTGCCACTATCGATCTTTGCGGAGGATTTACCACCCGCTGTTTCTTCATCAAACAGATATGGATCACTCTTTTTTAAAGCTTCCAGCTGTTCATCAAGCCCTAAAAGCTTATCCCCATCCAGCTTAATCTTCTCCGGGTCCAGGGCCGCCTTAACCAGTTTAGGGTTTTTAGCCTTGCCGGAAAGCAAAGCATAATCCAAAGCGCTGTCCATCCGGATTTTCGCTGTATCGGAATTATACTTTCTCTCCCAATCAGCAGCATCATTTTTAAGCTTTTCGATGTCTACGCCATCAAACTTTTTTACAGCGTCCTGCAAGTCTTTGATGGTTTGGTTGGCGGTGTTAAGCTCCCCAATCTTGGCATCAAGCTTTACCTTATCCACATACTGACCGGTAGCGAGATTACCAAGTTTTATTTCTTTGTTGTCCTTTAAGGCCGCCTCCAACTCAGTATAGGTAAGAGCCTTGTCCCCGAAAATTGATTTTAAAAAGTCCATATTTCCTCCCGTCGCCCCAGATTTAATTTATAAAGCCGCAGTCACTCTGCGCATTGGGCGCCCTTGCATTTTAAGCCCGGCAAGGTGGGGCAATTTTTGATTTTGAATATAAAAATAACGCCGTGATCGGCGTTAAAATTATTAAAAGGTTTTGGGCATGAAAAAACCACCCTCATTTTTGAAAGGTGGTTTTAGCTAAGTATTAAGTTGATCGTAAAAAAAATCAATCAAAGATTCGTACTTTGCAGCCGCTTGAGTAGGTTCACCGTTCTGATCGAAACCGTCATCCAGATAACGATCAGTGATCTGATCATGAATATCCATCAATTCATCATCTGAATAATCGTGGTCATCAGAAAGGGTTACCCCTATTCCAGTGATGATATCCAGCTGCTCCTTGTTGAATTTACTTTTTAAGTTTTTCATGCTTGATCACCTCTTTTCAATTTAGCCGCTCTTTTAGTCTGCGTTGGCCATACAGTTGTTATCTTCCCTGTACTGGTATTTACTGCAACAGTAGCCTTTTCGCCAATAAATTGCTGTGTTCCATCTGTTCTAATTTTACCAATTTTTAAAGGGTTAGTCAATGCATCATGTGTAGCAGTATGTGATATGCCACGCTGTATGGCTCGTTCACCGAAATGCTTTGATATTTCCGTAATTATTATTTTATTTGGTGTTACTGTACCGGTTAAATTGTTAAAAGCGTTGACCTTTCTCTTTATGGCCACTACCTTAGCCGCTTCGCTCTTACCAAATGCTGCGATCTGTTCACGAGCGGCCTGGTGCTTTAAGCCTGTCTGTTCGATAAAATCCTTTTGCACTTCCTGCCAACGGGCAATCTTAGACGCCGCTTCATCAGTCGGAAGCCCAGCAGCTTCCATCCCTTTATATTCCCGCTTCCGCCTACGGATCTGCCTTTCGATGTACCGTTGTTTTTGTGCGGCCTCATGCTCTGTCAGTTTTTCCCCGTTGTAGGTGTAATCTTTCGCCTCCATTTTAGAAAGCTCTGACTTGGTATAAATCGGTTCAGAAACTCCCTCGATGAAAGGGTAATAGCTATGTCTACAGTTCCATCCACCGAGGCCCTCACCCGTACCATAACCGGTAGAGGAGATAAAATCAGGATATTTGGGGTGTTTTCCGCCACGGCTGAATATCTTCCCTTGCCACTCGGCGTGCTCCGGTCTTGATCCGGCATGAGCCGAAGTTTCCACCAAATCACACCCCATCTCATCAGCACGGGCGTCCTGGAGCTTAAGCGCCGTCTGATTTACCCCGGTGAGTACCGCCCGGCGTACAGCTGCATCCATATAATTAGCGTGTCCTGTGGGGTATTTAACAACCTCCACACCCTTACTCGCCAAATTCTTTACTGCATTGCGAATAGCGGTATTATGATCAAGAGCCCCGGTTGTAATCTGCATATAGGCTTGGTCCGCTACTCTCTCGAATTGCTTTGTGGCCGTATTGGCCGTGGTACGGGTAAGGTTTTCAAATAACCCAGACGTCTTGTTTAGACCCGTTTCAATAACAGTTTGAAGAGCCTGTGATTGAGAAATAGGGAGAGGATTTAGCCCTGCTTTACGGTAAATAGCATCATCTGCCTTAAGCGTAGTCGCTCCGGCTTCCTTCATCAGCGCCTTAAGCTCTATTTTAGTTTTACCTGTTTTCTTAGACAGCTTTTTAAGAATATCATCGTGGAGATTACCCATCTCCTGCAGCTTCTTAAACTGCCATTCCGCCGCTGGTATGAAATAGTTATAAGTGGATATCCTCCGTGCCATATCGGCAATAATATCTGCCTCAGCTTCGGCATAGAGCTCAACAAGCTTATCAGGGTATCGATCAAGAGTTTGAGGATTAAGCATTATCCATCACCAAATCCCATCAGATTATCATCGGTCTGTTGTCCTTCTGTCATGGCTTTAGCTGTCTTCTCGTCCTCACCGTACCATTTCATACGGTATTCATATTTCTGCATCACTCCGTCTCGGATCTCTTGGAGATCTCGCTGCCGTTCGGACTCTTTGTCTATAACGTAGCTGTCATCAAAGGTGATTGTAATTTGAGCATCCGGATCAACTGATTCGCCCAGCACCTCACGCCCCACCCACAAAATAGCTCTGACAATATCCTGTAGGGCTTTTTCAATTATAATATAATGCTTTGATGCATTCTGAATCAGTTCTTGTTTATCGCCCATATACTGGGTTGCTGTAACGACACTGCCGGCATTAAACTGGTAGTGTTTTGTCCCAAGCCCACACTTAAAAGAGAGATAATCAAGCTGTGCCTGAATACCATCCTTATTCTCCGCTACACGCAGAGAGGGGTTAAATTCCTGTACAAGCTTATTGCCATTTTCGGTAATATAATCGTCCCCTACCTGCATAAAGAGCTGCTGCATCACGTCGTCAGGTGCTATGGCGTTGCCTTCTTCGTCTATCTGGATGAGACTGGCATTATAAAATACCTTTTTCCCTCCAAGCTTAAAATCCCGACAAAAGTTATTAAACGCCAGGTCCACACCCTCCAAATTATCAATAGCCTGAGCGTATACGGCCATACCAAGACCGTTTGCGTCGTCTGCAGTATTAACGATATTAGGTGAAAAAATAGAAAACAACGGAACATCAGCCCCCGTGTTAATCTTTGGTGCTATCCCCGGTGGCAGACTCTTTTCTGTTAGCTTTCCGTTTTCGTATTGAAAATACTGGTTTGTAATTTGGTAGTTACCGTTAGACAGTTCATGTGTTTCGAGGTAAATATATTTTTTGCCCTTCTCTAACACTTCTGAAACAAAGGCTACCTCAACAATCTTGCCGTTTCGAATGGTTAACGGGATAATATTAAGAGCCGTTAAATAGTCAACGCAGATCCGGGTATCTTTATCCTTGATGATAGATTCCCCCTGAACCTGCATGCCTGCCAGTTTTAAGACAAAGGCTCCTGTACCGCACATGAATACTTTCTCTACCAAAGCATTCCCTTGTGCCCAGAAATCGTTTTCTTTAAATACTCCGCCCGCCTCATCCTTGCCCTGGACAAACTCACTCGAGGTCTTATCATCAATGACAATCTGTGTCTTTTCGTTAAGCAAAATAGATGCCCAATCCTCACAGACCTTTTTAGCCATTTTTAGAGTAAACAATTTTCGTTTAACGGTTTTAGTTCCATTTACTTCCCGATATTCATGGAATGGCTTATAAAAACCTCTCCACCAATCCCGCCACACTCCGATTTTTTCATAGTAGTCGGACGGTATGGCATATCCTTTGGTTTTATTCAGATATTCCACAATCGTTTGTATACTTAGTGTTTTTATTTCCACTTTATCACCTCTTTAAGTGGTTACCCGCCCAATCTTAGCTTTGTAAGGTAACCAGCTATATTGATCAGCGTTAATCGTATGGTCGTTACGATCTTCCGGTTCATCTTTGTCCTCTTTCCAGCTGTATAAGTTCATTTCTCTAATCATATCCTTGCAGCTGTCAACAATCAGATAGTCCCCGTGCGCCATCCAGCCACACTGCAAATTGATTCGGTCAATAACAGGCATCTTTTTCCACGCCGGGTTAAACGTATAAATACTCCCTTGCATGCGCTTATATTTTTGACACTCGAGGATAGTTGCCTGGTCCGCAGAATCGATAAATACATTTTTAGCAAACCCCCACTTAGTTCTGTTGTATTCTAGGAATTCTACAAGCCGTGGCGGTATATCGCTCGGACTCAGGGGCGTCTGCAGATCTTTGTTGTTAAACACCTGTGTACCCAGAGTGATTTTCTTGCGGCAGGTTGTAATCCCTGAAAATACAAAAGCAAAGGTGTCCTGTGTCTGCTGAGAGTATGAGGTATCTACGCCGCAAGTAAAAAGTATGTATTTAAACTCCTTTGCCTTCTCGTCCGTTATGGTATGCTGCTTCTCCAGGTTGAATATTAAACCTGTTGATCGGCCCCTCAACCCAAGAATTTTATTTTTATAAAGCTTTGTGCCCACCGGTACATTACCAATAATCTGTGCTTTCTTTTCGTTAGTAAGAGCCGGGTTATGCTCAAAAGAAAAAAACCAATGCACCCATCCGTACTTTGGTTCTTTGTTAAGCATTTGATTTAATTCTTGCGGAGCATCATTTATATATTTGGGCAATGGTCGGCTATGGTTAATATATTCGTCGTACACCGGTAGCGACGGATCGTCCGGATTAAGCGTAGCCATAAGGTAATCGCATCGCATAGAAACCTCTCGGACGTACTCCATATCAGCAATATTGATTTCATCAATGTACAGACATCCATATTGCCCGCCCAATGTTTTTTTCCAGCGAGTTTTATTATCATACCCTAATACGTAGATTATCTTATCTCTGTATGCCAAATGGGGCAAAGAATGAGAACCGCGCCCGCTTGCATTGTATCGTACCAGGTCACCAAAAATATCAAGTATGCCAAGATCCTTGTTTATGATATTCTTCTCAATAGTTCCAAGATCCAGCCCTGACAGAATGTGCAGTTTCTTTGGTGACTGGGCCACCTTAAGCATGAATTTGAATACCCCCACCGTGGTTTTCCCGGCCGCCGTCGTCCCTTCCAAAAACTCTACCGGAGCATTATGCCGAAGAAAAGCTTTGTATTTTGGAGAAAGTAAAAGCTGTTCGCTACTCATTGAGTTGCTCCAAAATCTTTTCCAGTTTTTCAGCCCCGATATCCACAGACCCTGAATGCTCCACTTTTTCTGTATACATGCCGAGATGTTTACCCAAAAGCTCTAAGGCTTTTAGCTTATCTGCAAGCTTTATTTCGCGCTCTGTGCTATCAAAATCACCTTGCACCACCTTAACCTTTACCGATGCAATAGCCGCTAAATCATCCTCAGTAGCGTCTTCTCGCACAGTAGCATTTTTGGAATCGATTACGTCAGCAGCATTTACAAATGCTAACCGAGCCAGCTCTCTGATTACACGATCCTGGTTTACCCCAGTACGCTTAGACCTCTTGGCTATAGCTGCATCTATACATGCGCGTATTTCAGGTTTTTGCATGATCTCGCTTCCAATAGACCCTGCACTGTCTGTACTATATCCTGCTCTAATTGCCGCTTGTGTGGCGTTTAGGTCAAGTAAGTATTCTTCTACAAATCGTTTTTGCTTTGCCGTTAGTTTCCCCATAACTTTCACCTCTTCTCTGGGACAACCTATTCTTTTTACTTCTTAAACTCGACCAGCTTCTCGCACCCTTGGCACCTGGTAAGGCCTGCACGCTGTTTAAGAAACTTTTCCCTGTTTTTGTTTAAACTATTGATATACTTAATACACTCACTACATCTCATATACGGTACCATCTTAAAATCTTCCAAAATACTCACCTCTTAAGCTAAAAATGGGTATAAGAAAAGCACCTGCATAAGTGCAGGTGCTTAAATTGCAACACTAATCATCGCTTGCTTATCAGATTGGCTTTGTTTTTCAATAAAATGTCAGTAGTGTCTTTACGCTCAAAGAGCTTACGGTCTGCCAAATCGAGCTCAGATTGTTCATTAAAATATTCTATTACTTTAAGAAAATATTCAAGGCACCTAGCTTCATCATTAAGTGCGGCGAGTATTTGCTTACATCCATCATTCATTTTCTTTGCGTTATGATGCTTTGGTAATTTGCTTGTAGCCAAATATTTAAATAGCATAATCGCCTGATACTTTCCTTTTCGGTATTCTTTTCCAATTTGTTTCGTTTTGATCAGATTTTCAAACCTGTGCAAAGCCAATGAACTCGTATAGTACAAAATGGGTTGATCGTCAATTAAAAAAAGACGTGTACCAATATCTTTTAACAAACTATTGTAGTGTCCAGCAGCATCATGAGGCTTGTCATTAAACATCGACGAAGCGTTTTTTATTTGAGCGCGAATGGTAACTATTTGTGTTTTTGAAATAGACTCACTTCTGTATTGTCCAGAACGACGTTCATAATATAGTTGTTGGTCTTCAGCAGTGAAAGTGTGGTAATATTCTTCAAGTGTTTTTTGAAAAGTTGACAGTGCTTCCAGCTGCTCTTTTGTTATACTTGTTTGGTTATTTGTCGCTTTAGTAATACGATTTTTGAGTTCGTCATCTTCTGTAACTATGATCTTAATTGGTATCAATAAATTATTTGCTCCTGCTGATTCTCGATTTAGGTACAGCACATGACTAGTTTGACATCCATTAACTATTTGATAGTTTTTTATTGTCATTTTATCGCTTACAAGAATCGCCGAGTTTGCCACGACAGTAATGCCGTTATTAAGCATGCAAAACGCGCTGCTTCTTCCATCACGTACTGTTTGTTCAATATCCGAATTTACATAATTGCTCTCTCCAAGAAAATCCCTAATGTTGTCTTCAAAGACATTCTTCAACGAACCATTTTCCTCACATATTATTTTAATATACTCGCTAAAAGGCAGTACTCCACTATAACCATAGTCGTCGTTCTCATCGGAGAACATCATTACATTCTTTGAGAATACAAATGTTGATTCAATTTGTTCTTTAGATTTTCTGTACATTTGATGTATTTCAGCAGACCCACAAGGGATAAAGTCTAGTTTTGAAAACAAATTAGTATTGTCAAGATTGGCCAAATGCCCGTTGATAACAGCATTAAGACTAACATCTGTATTATTCCATTTACCAGGAGCAACGTAATATAGTCGCATATTAGGATTATGAGAGCGCATATGCCGGGAATTCCTATAAATGCAGTCCTTCATTTCGATGAATTTTTGCATCTCTTCAGTACAAAATGTAGCAGTAGCGTCGTCGGAAAAAAACGTACCTACGAAAGACAGGAAATTTCCTATCTCCGTATTATCAAAACTGTCTGAAGTCTTTGCCTGTACAAAAATGAATTTCACATCAAGTGTTTTGTTTCGTTTGATCAACGCTTCAATATCATCTGTACTGTCAACAATGCTTCCGTTGACCTCTATTGCAATTCCATCGATACCTTGTGCTGCTTCACCTGTGTGCATATCTTGAATATCTATCTCAACTACACCAACTTCAGATGAAAGTGCACAATAATTAGCAAAATGCTCAAAGCGAGTAGGAATATCGAACATATCGAGATTGTTGCTATTTGAAAACTCCGTTAAAAACGCTTCAGTTATACTATCCAATTTTCTCCCTCCAATTATGGTTTGGTAGGAAAATATTGTATCATTTTTTGTCGATATAATCAATTAATTTCACCTCTACTCGCATTATTCATGCGGAAATACAATTATATTTTATGTTTTATGCAATGAAGTATTCTTATAAAATCAATATTCCACGATCCTTATAAACAGAAGCTGGCGCGCCGTTACCAGGCCGAATTACACGGCCCAGCATCATATTTGTCGCAAAAAATCCATACCCCTTAGCCACTGATCTTAATGATAATATCGCACTCTGAAAAAAATCCTGTATTTATACAGGTGACTTCTTACTTATACTAACTGCGTCCATGAAAACCGGGCTTTGGACATGGGTAACTGCAGAAGCTCTAATTGAATATAATGTACTGCAACGGCTTTACACATAAGTAACATATCTCAATGAAAGGAGGTTTACCTTATGTGTTATAATTACTACCGCCGTTGCTGGCGATGTGGCTGGGTCTGGACCGGTGGCTGCTGGCGCTGCCGCTGTGGTCCTATCTGTCGGCGCTGACTCTCGTTAATAAAAATCATGGAAACATTTGTGTCCGTGTTTAATTCATTTAGTATAAACGGAGCACCTGCTTTTGTGGGTGCTCCGTTTGCATGAAGCTAATACATTATTTATCCTGAAAAAAGAGCCGTGCACCTCAGACACAACTCTCTATGTTAGTATTATAAGCCTTGATTTTTTCCCGTGCGCACTGTTTTTAAACTAAACCACTATTTTTTGCAACATGATATAAAAGTCTTGACCTCCATCGCGAATATGTGGTTCTGTGCGCATAAACAGGATAACCAACCCCATACATAATATTGTCCAACACTCCTTTTCTGTACTCCCCAGGAATTCGTGCCAAAGCTCGCTCTACAGCTCCGCAACGCTCATTTATCGCCTCTATTCGAATTACCTTATCCTGGGTGGGGTCCCCTGCAACGGACCCCGGGGTATTATATGCACGACACTCGGTAGGTTCCCCATTTATAGTATCTAAGTAAGTTGTATACCTGTCCGGACTGCTATGTATAATATCATCAACCTCTTTTTTCAGCCGGTCATAGTCCCGAATGGCATATAAGCACTGCATATATACGTTATGGGGCAGCTGGTAAGGGTTATTTCGTTTTCTTTGGTAGTTTCGCATTTGTAGCCTCCTTCCTGTCTTCTGCCATTCGTTATACCTCCCAAATTGTTATTTCAACTCTGGGATTTTGTTTATCAACCATAAAATTATCGTCAAAGCCTTCTACCCATGCCCATCCATCATTATGGAGAACACCAGCTTTGACAAGTGCATCCTGTATAAATTTCTTTGCAAAGGCTATATTGTCCTTATCCCTGTTACGGTCCTTTTCTACCCAAAGATAGGAAATGTGTACAGGTTTGGTAAGCTTTACGCTCCGTAGCTGAGAGCGAATAAACCAAATGATTAAATTCTCCGTTTCTCTTTTGACCCTAGCCCCCTTTTTATGATGAGCGCGCTCAGAATCGGAATATTCATTTAAACTTGGCAGCCTACCTTTTATTATCAGTTTCACTGATTTTGCCATTGTCGTGTTTCCTCCTGTTAAGGGGTTACAAGATATAAGTTTTACTTTCTCCTCATCTTCCCCTTCATCAACTCCATTGATCGTTTTTCAAATTCGTCATAGTTAAACCGTCCGCTTACCTCTGATTGTTGTTTAGGCAAAGATGATACACCCTTCCCTTTTCCCCAGCCATCTCGGCTGCATCGCCTTATCACCAAATTCCAATCCTTCCAGTTATTCTTGTTACCGCTAGACTGTGCGCTCTCGTCTATGTAATGAATACAGCGCTTAACCTCATTTTCTCCTAAGTCTTTTAAAAGGTTTTGATATTCCCCTTCCGTCAGCTTCACCCATCCATATTGTCCAAGTTTATGCCTTCTGGGTTTCTTCTCCGTGGGAGTTTGTGGAGAGCTATCTTCTTTACTCTCCTTTACTCTACTCTCCTTTACTTTACTTTGTTTAGGAATGTAATCATTTTTTACTTGATTGTCTACATTTTCAGCCCTGATGTTTACATTTTTGCAAATTTGGTCGCACTCAACTAAGAGGTATTGTTTTTTGACTGTAATTTCCTTACGGCGATTGACGGCCTCAAAGTACCTTTTTTGAATTCCTCTGGAAGTCAAAATTCCATACTTATCATAAAGATTACTGTCAAAAATACCTCTTTTTATGGCGGCAGACAATATTTCTGAAACGGCATTACCACCCAATCCAACATTTTTCGAGAACAATAATGCAACCTCATTTGTCCATTCACAGTAGTAACCTTCGCCGCCGAAAATACGTTGAAACAGCTTAACAACTACTGCAAACCCTGTCAATCCAAATTCTGCCTCCACTAACTCAAACTTGCTATCAAGTGTCACATCAAGCGGAAAATAGTCTATTCCGCTTTTCAAGTACATCCCTCCTATTTATTCCTCCAGTGTTATAACGGTTTTTGTCTTTTCCGGTTCCTGGCCTTTTACATCTTCAATTTCATCAGCAGTTTGTATCCCAAGAAGAATTTCAGGGCAAAAGGCTCTTGCAAAGAATGACGCTGCCCTGTACATCATCATTTGTTTGGGGAATGTCTTCCATTTGCTCCCATCTTTATTTAGCCAACCTTCATCTTTTGCCATCTGCATTGTGATGGTATCGGATCGGCACACCTTACCGTCTTTTAGCCTGGTTGCTTCTGCATAGCAACCACCGCCACCATTGTCAACAAAAACATATGAGAGTGGGGAAAACTTACCACATCCGTTTATAGCTGCTACACAAAAACTTCCGCTCCATGCCGGTTTACCCTTTACTATGTAGAGGTTTTGCATTGCCATAAGTGGGCTAATATTCATGCGATTTGCTATGTCAATTGCAATTAAACAATTTGCGGGGTGATTTTGATAATTATTTGGAACGAGACCGGATTTTGAGAGCATGTCCGCCATCTTCCATGACTGCCCCATTAGTTTTGGATCATTCCACATTGTAGGAACAAAACGGGATGGTGACTCTTCCTGCAGAACAAGGCCCTGTTCCTGTTGATTATTCTCGCTCATTCTTTTTCCTCCGTTTCTTTTCCAAAGCCTTATGTAGGTTGTAGCATGACATAAATAGAGTATCGTCTATCGGCACTTCTACAATCTTATACTTTTCATCTTTTGTAAGATGCAAGCAGTAAAGACCTCTACATGAACCCATTTCTTCAGCCTCTGCCATAAGCCTATAGCCGTTTAGTTGAGCGTTTAACGTTGCCTTTTGTACTGTGCTTGAGGTTTTAAAGTCCCAAATTTCAAAACCTTCATCGTGTTTCACAATGCGGTCTAAGGTCCCCGCATATTTCAATTCTTCGTGGTGCATCGGTGCTTCTATTCCATCCCACTTTTTATGATGCTCTTTTTGAAATTGTACATAGGCCTTAACATATGGCAGTGTTATTTCGTCGCATTCTACCGTTCCATATTTATCTAAAATCTCACAAGCCTTATGTACTGCACTGCCCCGATTAGCCGCATTATCCAGGGTAAATTGGGTAACTGTGCCGTATATCTCACGACTGATAAAACGAATTATTTCACTTACGCTTGGAAGTATTTCACCATCAGGGAGGCGGTAAATATGACCGTCCGGCTCAAATGTTAATATCTGTGCCAATCATCCCACCTCCCACAACCTGTTTAATTGGGACTGTAAAAACTCGTCCACCATACCCCCATCAACAAAGCTAAATAAGATATTGTCCTTAAACTCTCGCATAATTGCCTCTTTGGTTTCATCATAAAATTTATCTTTACAGCCGGCACAAACAATCTTCTCATCAGGTGTTTGTTCGGCATATGTAACTACATCGCGACAGCCATCGCATATAAGCCTTTTTACAGGGACCCCATAACGCTCGGCGTGGGCTATCTCATATGGATTTAACATCTTGACAATCCAAATCCTTTCTGATAATTTGTAAGTAGTGTTATTTGGCATTCCGCCTTTGACTGTTGCTGCAGTCTGGGCGGTTTTTTCTTTTTGTTCTTTTGATCGTTATACTTCTTATCCAGTTACCCACACCTCCAATTCTTGCTTTCCAAACTTTAGAGCTTCTTCATGGCTTGAAAAGTATAAGTCCAGTATTTTGCCATCATATTTATCAACAATCCATTTGGCTGGCTTGTCCTGGACAATTCTTTCGCCAAGACCTTCTATTTCAATTACTGTTCCTTTGGGGATAATGGACCAATCGGCCCCTACGGTAATTCCTTCAACTGCCGGTGCCCCGGATGCGGTGATTGGGTTTAATATGTTGCTCCACTGTCCGCAGCACTTTTCACAAGGGCAATAAGCTGTAACTGTAAATTTACCAATGTACTCTTTAGTTGGCTCCTGCTTTTTGGGCTCGTCCACCAGCCGCAATGTTTGGGTCTTGTCCTCATTTACTATATAAAGGTCGGGGCCTTGTTTCATCTCATCAAGTTGAGCCTGAATTTTTGCAATTTCTTGATCGATCCGTTCAATTTGCTGATTGGCCCAATGGTCAAATCCGATGAGGGCAAAAACAGTAAATGTAAGCACGAAGGCCGTAAAAAAATTATTGCTTTTCATGATTACCTCCTTTCTATTGCTTGTCCCTCTTCCAAAGTGGTAATATTGGGGTGAGAGGAGTGCGTCTACTTAATGAATATTAGTACCTGGGTTACTCAAGAAAATATCACGCTTGGTGTCGCGATTTTTGGTCTTTTACTTTCTTTCTACAACTTAATTAAAGATTTTTTAGGCTCAAGAAATAAGATACATATTATTTGTAGAAGCCGTTGGAGTGAAAATGCAAAAGAGAAACCTTACTTCATCTTTAATCTTGTTTTAGAAAATAACTCAAAACTTCCAGTAGCAGTATCAAGAATGTTTTTGTTATCCTGCAAAAGTAAATTTGAGTTTCAATATTCCGCCACAAACGTTTGGGAATTCACCACTACGAAATCTGGAGAAATGATAACCAGAAAAACAATTGATACTGTCGAAATTCCCGTTACCCTTCCTGGACTAGGGGTGACTGGCGGATATTTTAAAGTTTTTGTGGATTCCAATGTTATCGATGTTTATAAAACCTCAACAACTGCTACATTTGAAATTTTTACAAATAGGGGTAAAAAAAAGATTTCATTTCCTATTCCGCAAGATATAGATGACATTGAACAATATGGCTATACAAGCCGCCCATAAGGCAATTTCCGATTTATCCAATTTTATCCCCTCCTTTTTACTTGATGAATCGTAGTGCTCGCTGTCACGTTTAAACCAGCGCAAAGAGGTTGTGGACCCAATCCTGCAATGCATTTCGGGTAAAAAAACTTGGAAAAGACCGTCTGTGAAACCGCCACAGGCGTTTCTTTTTTGTTATTGTTTTACTATGCTTGTCCTTTATGGCAATCTCTTGAAAGGTGTTGATTTATTTGACCCACATTTTGAGACTGCAGCGCAATTATAAAATCTCAACTTGGACTTGGTTAGTAACAGTGGCTGCCATTTCAAACACCGTTTGTTTATCAGCCGAGTTTTTTTCCAACCTATAACTCAATACTCCATCCACTTCCATCCCATCAATAAAAATTTGTGTTTTCCTTCCTTCTTGTGTAATCGTTAAACTTTTCATGATTACCTCCTGCGTTTTCTCTCATGGTTTCTCATTCTTTTACTACTACACCTCCATGTTTGTGGTAATTAACAAACGCCCTTTTAGGTATACGAAAATCAGCATTACCCATCACATAAGCCCACGGAACACCATTTCTAATAGATTGTCTTACTGGTTGTGGGTTTTTACCTAGATACTTTGCCACATCGTTAATGTCTAAAAATTCCTTATCCATTTTTTCAATTTCTTCTAATTTCATATGGTTCTCCTTTCTTTTGTCCCTTTTATGGGACGTTTAGTTTAAAAAAATTTCTGCTTTTTCATCAGATTCCGTAATATTTAGTACGTTGCAGATTTTTACAACTTGTTCTATATCGAAGCTTCCCTTACCATTAATCTTGCTATTCAAAGTATTTACAGACATTCCGACTTCTTGAGCTAGTAATCTTTGACTTTTTCCAGCTTCGGCAATCTTGCCAAGAAGCTTATTTTTATTTACCATGTCCAACCCCCTTTCGTTCCATTTGTGGGACAATTAAATATTATCACTATATATATTTCTTGTCAACACATTTTTGGGACGTTTTCATTTTATTTTTGAAATATGTATTGTATTTTTGGGACACTCCCTATATAATATGCATGAGGTGTGAAAAATGAGTGATATATCTAATAGAATTTTATTTTTGATCGAAAAAAATGATATTTCTTATGGGGAACTATCAAAAATTACCAACATACCCAAATCTGCATTACAACGTTATGCAACCGGCGAAACCGAAAAGATACCTCTGGATAGATTGGAAAAAATTGCAGACGCTTTAAATGTTAGTGCTTCCTACCTCATGGGCTGGGAAGAAAATGAGTCCCCTGAAATACCAGAAGATCAAGAGATGGCAGACCTATTAAATGAATTTAGAGACAACCCTGAATTAAGGGCTTTGTTTTCTTTGACTAAAAAAGCCGACCCAAAAGAATTAAGAAAATATATTGATGTAATAAAGACAATTAAAGGATATGACAATGGAGAAGGAAATTATTAGATTGATAGATATGCCTAGCTTTATTAACGCATATACACTTTTAGACGAAAATGGAGATTATAATATTTATATTAATGCAAGGCTAACAGCAGAAAGCCAACAACTGGCACTAGAGCATGAGCAAAAACATATAAAAAAAGAAGATTTTACGTCCCATGAGGATGTATGTATTTTGGAATCTAAAATAACAACGGAGGCATGATAAAAATGGCAGAAACAGAAAAAATATTAGTATGGACCTTTATCAGCGAATGTGATATACCCAACGACGTGATGGATATACTCGTACCGGGTGAAGAAGCGGTAGCAGCTTATAAAACATTTCGTGATAGCGCAATTTTCACAAACAAACGACTTATTGTAAGAGATGCCCAGGGGATAACGGGAAAAAAGGTGGAGATATACTCCCTACCCTATTCCTCGATTGATATGTGGTCGTCTGAAAATGCCGGGAAAATAGATTTTAACGCTGAAGTAGAATTGTGGACCAAAGCAGGGCACATTAAGGTTAATTTAAAAAAGGGAGTTGATGTTAGAAAATTTGACAAGCTAATAGGGAGCTTCCTTTTAAAATAATGTCCCCCGCCTCAATTAAGGGGCGGGTTTTCTTTAAGGAAGTTTAATGAAAGCAGAAACTTTGTTAATGCAATTTTTGTTGATATAATTAAGGAAGGAATTCTATGGAAGAGAAAAAACAAAATAAAAAATCAAGAGGTAATGGGCAAGGATCTGTCTATAAGTTGCCGAATGGGAAATGGAGGGCAGCAGTTGTCTTAGGCTATGATGGGCAAAAGAAGATATGCAAAACAAAGTCAGGCTTTAGAACCAAAAAAGAGGCCTTAGCATACTTGCCTATATTGAAAGAAACTAAGCCGGAAATAGATCAAAATATAAAATTTAAAAACATCTACGAGGAGTGGAGCGAATCACATTACCAGAGGATTAGCAACGGCGCAAAATATGGCTATATCGCCGCTTATAAATATTGTCATCCTCTTTATTTTAAGAAGTTTACAGAATTAAAAACAAGCGACTTGCAAAAAGTTGTTGATGCTTGTGAATTTCAAAGACGGTCTAAGGCTGATATCAAATCATTATTTAACAATTTATATAAGTACGCCATCGAAAACGATTATTGCAATAAAAATTATGCGACATTCGTCAAGTTGCCGCCGAAAGAAAAAAGCAAAAAAGATAGCTTTACCAAGGAAGAACGGGACAAGTTTTGGGTGGACTATAATAACGGACAAGTATTTACGGGATATATTCTTATCATGATTTATACCGGGATGAGATATGGCGAAATGGCCACTATAAAAAAAGAAAATGTTTTTTTAGACAAAAAATATATGATAGGCGGAATTAAAACAGAGGCAGGAATTGATAGAGAAATACCCATTTGTGATAAAATATTACCGATAGTTTCGTTATTTTATTCGACTGGGAAGAAAAAACTACTTGAAATGTCTGAAAAAGTATTCTATAATAACTTCTATGAGACTTTGGAAAGATTAAAAATAAGAAGGCTCACCCCTCATGCTTGTCGCCACAGTGCCGCAACGGCGTTAGCGGAATTAGGTATCCCGCCCGCAATTATTAAAGAAATATTAGGGCATAAGGAATACTCGACAACATTAGGATATACTCATATTAGTTTATCTGAAAAGCTAAAAGCGGTAAACAAAATCGAGTAGCAATAGGAGTAGCAATAGAAGAAATATTATTAAATTACTATTAAATTCCAGCAAACTCCGAAACCCGCATCACAAGCGGATTAGTTGCTCAAAAATAACCATCGAGGCGTAGCTCAGCTTGGTAGAGTGCTTGGTTTGGGACCAAGATGCCGCAGGTTCAAGTCCTGTCGCCTCGACCAGAAAAAGCCAGCAAAAAAGATTTTTGGCCCAAAAAGCCAGAGTCTATGCGGCTTGTGAGGGTTTCTACACAAGAAAGTAGAAGCCCTCATTTCTTTGATTTATCAGCCCTCCTGCTTCACTCTGGCAGGAGTCGAACGCGCAAGCGGGCAGAACGACAGAATCAACCATAAAAAACGGCAATTAATACGAAAACAATGAGGCGCCCTTTTTGAAACGGCAGAAATGCCCTTAGAAAAGTGGCGCCCTTTTTTATATAAAGCCCGGAAACCCTTGATATCACTGTGGCGCCCTTTTTTGAAGCCCATAGAAGCCCCTGTTTTTTGCCGAGGTTTTATCGTTAAAACCCCGGCTTTTTTGCGCCCAAAATTCATCAGAAACGAGGTAGTTCAAATGAGTGAAAGGTATTACAAAGAACTGGCCCGAATCCTTGCCAGAAACGGCATTGAATCGGCATCGCCGGAAAAGAACACGCTTCCGGTCCTGCTGAACGGCAGTTCCGCCTGCCGTGTGGAACCCAGCGGGGATGTGTGCATCTTCCCCGACGATCTCCGCTCCCCCGAGGCCGACGAGCTGTATCACAGAGTGGCGCCCTTTTCCCGGATGGTCAAGGAATACATGACGGCCATAGAAAGGGCGCCACTTTTGAAAGCCACCGCGCTGGACGAAGATTACAAGCTGCTGGCGGAATTTAACGGCGCCGTGCTTGCCGGACGGGAAACAGAACACGGATATATGTTTGTCACCTGGGCGCGCGACTATGAGGGCACCGGTGTAATCTGCGGCGGGTACTATCTGGACGCATACGAGGCGGCCAAGCGGGACTTTGCCATCCGCGCCGGCCTGATCGAAAAGCAGCTTCTTTTTTCCAACGATCAGCTCCTGAACATCTACCAGAGCATCAACGACACCTTTGAAGCCGGATACGAGCTGACGCAGGAGGATGAGAAAAACCTTGCCGGCATCCAGGAACAGATTGAGGATATCCTCCCGGATGTCAATGAGCGGATCGCCGCGATCCAGCAGAAAGCCTTTGATACCATGCAGGGACAGTCCATGTAAAGTAGCGCCCTTTTTCAACACCATCGAAAAAAGAAAATGAAAACACCTGAAAGCCGGAGAACCGAGGCGCGATAGTGCCTCCATTCTCCGGCTTTTTTTGTTTTCGGAAAGGAACGAACATGCTCGTATATTACAGGAGAAACAAAAAAACAGCCGTATATGATTCCGATCAGTTACAGACCGTAGGCAGACCCGATCCTCCCGAGCCGCTCCGCAGACCTTTTGCGAGCTGTGGGAACTGCACCTATCCAGCCCACGGCTTTCAATGCTATACGACCGAGGGCGACTGCTTAAGAACCCATTTGCAAATACTCAGAAATCTGAGAAAGGCGGAAAAATCATGATACGAACGCTTCTCAAAAACCGCCAGCGGCCTGATCTGCCGCCGGTATCGGTTGAATTCCCGATCACCAAGTATGAAGAAGTATATGACAAACTGGAATCCATTGAACTCGGACATATTGCGATTAGTGATTGCTATGTTGCGGAAATCGGCGGCGGCTATCCCATACTCAAGAGGTTGGAGGAAACCGAAATCAACGTGGACGAAATGGACTACCTTGCCAGACGGCTGGAGAGTTTCGATCCCTATGAGGTCGCACAGTTTCAGAGTGCCGCCGTCAGCCACGACTTCTCCAATATGTTGGATTTTATCAACCTGACCTTCTGCTGCCAGGAAGTAACGGTCGTTCAGGATTTCACTGACCTGACCGCCATTGGTCGGAAGCATCATATGGATCTCCACGGCGGTCTCACCGAGGAAGAACTCAAATCGGTAGATTTCCGCAAAACCGCGCTCACCCTCCTCCTTACCGAGGAAGGGAAAATCACGCCCTACGGTGTTCTCTACGACAACGGAATGAAACTGGAGCTTTGCTATGACGGACTCTATTTCCCCGATTATCGATACAGCGGAGATACCCTGCTGACCATTGCGGCCACGGATGAGCATCTCCCGCAGGACACCAAGGATATCGTGTGGCTGTACCTGCCGATGGAGGAATGCCAAATCAAACGCGCCCTGATGCGCGCGGGAATACAGACCGACGAAATGCGGCTGTGCATCGAGGAAAACGAACTGCCGGAAGCCTTGTCCGCACTGGGGGAAATTGATGATGTTTTCGCGCTGAACAGGCTGTGCGCATGTATTCAGAAGCTGAGCCGCAATGAATATCCCAAGCTCGAAGCGGCGTTCCTGCTGGCGAAGCCCGCAGACGTAACGGAAGCCAGACACCTTGCGGAACAGCTTGATCTGTTCGATTACATCCCCGGCATTTCCACCCCCGCAGAATACGGGCGGCACATGATCACACAGTCCGGCCACTTTGAATACGACGATAATTTGAATGAATTTTATGATTATGAAAAGTACGGCAAGTGGCGTATGGACCAGGAACAAGGGCAGTTTGTCGACGGCGGCTACGTTAGCTATCACGGCTTTATTTCCTTGGAGGAAGTGCTGTCCGGCAGCCAAAGCGAACGTCTGGAATTGACGATGGGAGGAATGTGACATGCTCAAACTGCAGATTACACGTGATGGCGCCTATGATGACGAGTATCTGGAACTCCCGGCAACCCCGGCAGATGTCGGCGAGGTGTGGTGTCGGCTGGATGAAACAAGCACCGACGTGGCTTCCACCCGCATCTGCGGCACCATCAGCGATATCTGGAACATCGGAAACTACCTGAAGCGCGCGGACGTGAACAATCCCATACAATTAAAAAAACTGAACCGCATCGGAGAACTGACGCGAGGACTGAGCCGGGACGAGTGCCTTTTATTTCAGGGAGGGCTGGATTCCGAATCCATCAACGGCCTGGATGATGTGATCGACGTTGGGGAGCATCTTGACCGCTATCTGCTTGTCCGTCACGTAACGAGCGATAGAGAGCTTGGAATCTGCCTTGTGACCAATGGCATCAAACCCTTTGACGAGAGCGTCCAGCCCTATCTGGATTACAGCAAGATCGGCATCGAATACTACGCCAACCACGGTGGCACCTACACCTCCGGGGGCTATGTGCTCAGACGGGACAGCGCGGAACAGACCTTGCGAGACATCGTCGATGCCCGAAATAACCGGCAGGCGTTCGGCACCATGAGAATGGAATAGCCCCGGAGGTGAACCGTGGAAACAGAGCTAACCAAACGGATCAAGGTGCTGACCCATCATTACCGGCCGAAGCTGAACACCAACATGAGAACCATTCGTTGGGCCGACGAGGTGTGGATGCCCACGGGGATCGTGGACAGCATCCGCTTCGAAGACTACTATGCGGAGGAAGAATACCTCTGCAAGCTGCTGGATATCACTCGATTCTCCGAGGCAGATCGGCGCGCGACAGCAGCTATGCACGAAACTGGAAAGTGCTTCCGGGACGGGAGCGCGGAAAAGAATGACCGGAAATGCCATGGCTGCGTTTTGCGATGCCACAACTGGAAGGTCGGCATGATGGTCACCTGTTTTGAGGTCAAAATCACCTACTCCGATTTCCGAGGCGTCAACGGCCATAACTTCCATGGGAATGAAAATTACTATTGTGTGCCAAAGGATCTCGCTCCCAAAATCGCAGGCGAGATACCGGACGACATCGGCATTCTGGCCTATTACGAGGGGGAACGCCAGTACGGGCTGCGGCAGTTCAAGCCGTCCGGCTGGCGGGACGTTACCGACCAGACCAAGGTAGAGCTGCTGTATAACGCGATGAAAAAATGGTGCGATGGGGCGGTCTTTATATAAATGCCCCTATAAACCTTTAGTTTCTTCATGCTCCCGTATCTCCCTGAACAACTGCTCAACAGGACAATCGGATTGCTGCCCGCACATGAACAACCGCTTTGGTTTATATGAGCCGCATGCAAGCGTGACATCATTTTTCGCGTTTTTCTTATACTTGCAATCATTACAAAGAGAATGAGGCTCTTCTTTTATGTTACTTGCAATAACGATCAACACCGCCAATATAACGAATAAGCCAATGAATAAAGGTATTTCCAATTCTCTTTCTGCTGCCCATTGATAAAGCTCAAAACCACCAACTATGATAATTACCTCCTAATGTTTTGCCGTCATTTCAGATGGAACTAAAAGCATCAACAATTAATATATACTCCATGTGCATATTATAGCACAAAATGAAGACAATGAGGATATACCAAAGACGATAATGTATACTTTGTGAACACGGAATGCCTCGTTATGTGTATTAGAATTATACACAAGGAGGATGAAACAAAATGAAAGAGAATGACAGACACGAATACGAATCGCTGTTGATACGGCAATTAGAAAAATTCAGAGCAGCCAAGGGCATCTCTCAAAGGGAAATGTCTTTATCCCTCGGCCAATCAGCCGGATATATCGCCAAGCTGACAAGCGGGCACAATCTTCCGAGCATGATTGCTTTCTTTTGGATATGCGATTATTTTCATATTCACCCCAAAGATTTTTTCAATGAAGAAATCGCTGGAAATCCAGCTTTGATCGATTCTATCGTCAAGGGCCTGTATAAGCTCAGCGATGACCAGCTCAATTACATTTTAGCTCTCATACAGGATTTGAGCAAAAAATCATAAGGGAGCCTACAATAAAGGCTTCGGACTAAATTGAAAAAACAGCATAACGCATCGGGACATCAGATATGCCCCGATGCGTTTTTATTTCTGGACTTCCAAATCGTGTTACGGTATTGTGTTCCCTGCAAATCAAGAAAATAAATCTCGCCAGTGTGAAATACAAGTAAAGCGCCCTGGTATCGAGCTGTATTGACCAATTCATAAGGAAAGGAAAACGCATCATGACAAATGAAGAAATCCATGAAATGTTCAGCCGCCACAATCTGGTCAGAGGGTATGTGTATCCCCATGAGGGGTACCGGAGCGAATACTGGTTTGAGGAATCGCCCTCCAATATCGCAAACTTTATCATGCAGCACAGGGACGCGCGGGAGATCATCCTCACCGATACCATGGATCAAAAAATCCTGAACACCATCGGGGAGTTTATCGACCACTGCCCGGATCAGGAGCTTTTACAGCAGATTCTGCCGCTCCTCATTCCCATGCAGAAGCGCGAAACGCAGTCGCAGGAATTCCCCGTGGCCACGGACGCGCAGGTCGAAGCATATTTCAGCGGGCGCGGCAGTATGGCACTCAGCATGTAAAAAATAACTTGTAGATGGAGGTATCAATATGAGCGTAAACGCCAGAGAAGAACAATATGAGCATGTGGAGCTTTTCGGGAAACCGGCGCTTTACACCAGTTCCCGAGTCAACCGAAATACAGTGCCCGAGGGCTTTTACTGCTATGACCTGCGCGGCTCCGACTATGATCCCGGCAAGCCGATAACGGTGGAAAATTGGGTTGTCGTCAATCATGCGGGCACGGTGGTGACCGCAAACCCGGTCACAATTCCCAAAAGCGGCACCCGCCAACTGAGCGGCAAGCTCAACTTCCTCGACGAGTGTCTGACGCTGGCTGATTTTTGCGAAGAACACGGGCTGGAGTTTCCCCCGGACAACCGAAGATTTATCCCGCGTCCCGCTTTGCCTGAAGAAGCGGGGCTTTTTTTCGCCCTGCCGAAAGAGCAGGATGCGGAGCTCGGGACGATAGGCCATGTCCGAATGGATTTCGGCAGAGGCGGAAAAGAGTTCTGGCACACCTGGCATCCCCGCAGTGATGAGTCGCTGAACAGTCCCGAATTCAAAGCGGAACTGGCCGAGGTGGTCAATGAACTCAGGGAATGTGGGCCGCTGAAGGATCTCAGCGCCATGTACAGATACTGCGGCGAGCATGACGGTAAAATCGAGGGCGGCTGGCGGCAGAATTACGGATATGTTGTGGAAACAGAGCATTACCGCTACTGCCTACGGTGCAGCCCCGGCCAGGGCGACTACCACGCCTATCTGACCGCATTTGATCTGCAGGTGCAGAAAATGGACATGAAACTGAAAGCTTCAGAACAGAAATTCGGCTTGACCGATCTTGGCAAACAGATGCTTCGAAACGCCGCAGACAACACGCTGCCGCGCAGCTACAGTTGGTTCGTCTTTCGGGACATCAACCAGCCCGGCGAGGTACTCACCGGTGATCTCACACTGCCGGAGGCGATTCGCTTGTACAACGAAATGGACAGCGATAATAAGCGTATTGGCGTAACCAAAGACGAAATTGCCACCGTGGATTTTGTAATCATGGTGGACGGCAAGCAGTGGTTTTCGGACGATTATACCAAGCTCGCCAGTTTTTCCAGCGATGAGAGTGTTGCCGCGGCAGTTGAGACACTGAAGAACGAAATCACGGAACAGTCGCCCGGACAGGGCATGACAATGGGAGGTATGAACTTATGAAGCAGCATCCGAAATGGGTGGAATTCATGCGGGAGCAGTACCCGCTCGGAACGCGCATCCGGCTCACGGAAATGCGCGACCCTTACGCCCCCGTGCCGCCCGGCACCGAGGGAACAGTGATTCATATTGACGACGCGTGCCAGTTCCACATGAAGTGGGACAATGGCCGGACCCTCGCCCTCATCCCCGGCGTGGATCATTTTTCCGTCATTCCCCAGCCGCTCCAGACGCTGAAGCTGTATATGCCGCTCACTGTCACCACTTATGAGCGCAACAAATGGGGCGATCTTGAAGATGATCCTATCGAGCTGGACAACCGCGAAATTCTGAAATGTGCCGATAACATTCTCGCAGGTTTAGTGCGGGAGCGCAGACCGGAAGAAGCCGAACGCGGCCTCATGACGTATTACGGAGATGAGGACAGCATGAGCCGCAAGGTACAATCCTACGTTTTTACTGTCGAGAAGATAAACGGCAGGCTGATGGGTGTAGCCGAGTGTCAGATTAGAGGTGAGCTGACAGAAAAGGAACTCGGTTGGCTCAAGGAAAATATATCCGGTCAGGCGTCCGATGGTTTCGGTGAAGGGCTGGAACAGCGCCCAATCAAAACTGAAGATGGCGAGATCTACGTCAGCCTCTGGAGCAGTGATAAGAGATGGAGCATCCAGACGCAGGACGAGCTGGCGCAGAGCCAGCAGATGGGAGGTATGACACTTGAATAATAACAGAAAAAACATGAATCTGCCTAAGAAATGCTACGCCGTCCTCCCATATGAGGACAGGCTGGTCATCATAACCCAGGGTAAGCCTGGCTATGAAAGATCGCCGCTTGACCGCAGTGACAAGCATCAGAACAGAGTCATTGCAGACGAGAAAAACACGGAGTTTGGCGGCGTTACGCTGGAACAGGAAAAGTCTATGATCAAAGGCGCCATATTCGGCTGGAAGTCCGTCAGCCTGTCCGAGCAGGAATCTGAGCCGGCAGAGGCGGTCTTTGAACTGGAAATCAGCCGCCCCGGTTCCTTTGGTGCGGATACCTCATCCACTCTTTCGCTCCCCGCTACTCCATATGAGATCATGGACGCGCGGGACAAGGCGCGCGTGACCGATGACCGCGTCATTTATTCCATTGAAATCACCGATTGCAAGCTGGACTATCTGCCGCAGCTTATCCCGCAGAGCGCCAATCTCTATGAGCTGAACAACTTGGCCGCGCAACTGGCGCGCATGAGCGAATGGGAGCTGGATTGCTTCACGGGGCTGACCATGATGGATACAATTCATTCGGATTACTCGCCCATCGCTGTGGAACGCCTCATTAACATGACCCACAGCTTGGAATCCTGTCAGATTGCCTACGAAGCGCACGATGATGAATCTCTCGGAAAATTTTATGCGGATAACGGCTTCGTCCCCGATCTATACGGATTGCCGGAAAACGTCTACGCCTGGCTGGATTACGGTAAGATCGGCAAGGAAATGCATGATGGCGAGGGAGGCGTCTTTACCCCCAACGGCTATGTGGTACACAACGGAGAAATTGCGCAGGTGTACCACAGTGGCGATGCGATCCCCGCGGAAAAGCCGGATTATGCGGTGCTTTTAAAAGTGACCAAGGGATGCTTCGATGATCCTGAATACGACAATGATTTGATTGCTTTCCTAAAGCTGCCCTGTAACAGCAAAACAATTGATCAGGCAGTGGCGGAGGTTGAAGCGGCAACGAAAGAAGAATGTGCGTTTGTAACTGCCGACTGCGTCATTCCTCAATTAACCGAAATGATATCCGATGTGCTGGATGATGTTAAATTAGACCTGGTGGGCGAGTTGGCGACACAGCTTCAGAAGCTTGATGACTCGGGAGGCATACCCACCCTCAAGGCCATGCTGGAGTCGGCCCCCAGGGACACCTCTCTGGAGGACGTTCTTGACCTTGCCTACCAAGCCGGTGAGTTCCGGCTTCTGCGGGAGGTTGGCTCTCCAGCAGACTACGCGAAAGCGGAGCTTGCCAAATGTGATATCCCCCTCAAGGAAGAACTGCTCCAGAGCCAGAATCTCTACCGTTACGGGGAAAAGCTCATGGAGATGAACCGGGCGGTCAGCACCGATTACGGTATCCTTTATTCCCCCGAGGGCCGGACCATGGATCAGTGCCTCGCCCGTCCCGGTCAGCATATGCAGATGGGAGGACAGTCATGAACAGCGAAGATATGCAGGCCGCATATATTGAGCGAGTAAACGCGCTCCTTGAAACGGTGGATTTTTCCAGTCTGGACCGATCCTGCAATTCAGAGGACAGCGCATATGCCTGCAAAATCCTGAAACAGATGCACGATCTGTTCACAGAGGTCTATCAGACCGACAGCCTTGATTATGAATATGAGTTCGTGGATGTGCCAGCGGTCATCCGTGGGCGCAATACCGGACACCTCTGCCTTGGTCTGGTAACCCTTGACCTCCAGTCCTCCGGCGAACACTTTGGCACCTGGTTTTTCACCCCGAGAGGTGTAATCGACCAGGGCTTCGAGAAAATGCGTCCCGAGGATGAGCTATATCTCAAAGCCTTCTACACTCCCTATGACTACTGGTACACCGTATATATCCAACGGGATCACCATGTAGACTTCGATCACGTCCCCGAAAAAGTCGCAGATATGCTGAACGTCTGCTATCCCGAGCAGCAGGAGCAAAAGCAGGCCCCGGAACAAACAGGACAGGAAATGAGGTGAAAAAAATGAATAATTATCCGTATCCCTATCCCTGGAAGGAGCTGCCCGGCACCGATAAGGAAATGCGGTTTCTTGCCGCGCGATTTGAAACAATGTCCGTGAAAGAGCGCTATCTTCTGGAGGGCGCATCCCAGTTCCAATCCATCCAAACCGCCGCCGACATGATCAATCTCACAGAACAGCTCCACTGTTTTACCTATTATCACGGCGCGACGAACGATGAAGAACTCGGCAGATACGACGCCGAATACCAATCAAAGGTTTCGCCCGACCTGCTGCCGTTCCTGAATCTGGCGCGATGGGGCCGCGATCTGCGGGAGATGCACGGCGGCGTATACGTGTCGGGCGGCTTCGTGGAACAGTCTTCCCCCTATGAGCAAGTCTATGACGGCACAAATCTCGGTAGCTTAACAGGCGGCAATTACAGCGTAAGGCTGAAGCTCTCCTCCCAATACTGTCCCGAGGGCGTGTGGGTAAGGCTTCCCGACTATGAGCTCATGACGGGAGAACCGGACGAACTGGCGGTCGCGCTGGACGAAGCGGTGCCGCTGCGCTTAAATAAGCTGAGCCAAGTGACCCTGCTGGAGGCAAGGTGCTGCCTCGACAATATCCCTGATCTCGCCAGCCAGTACGAGTCTCTGGAGCAGTTCATTCGCGACGGAAATAACCTGGGCTATGTTTTGGATGAACGGGGCCAGGGCATGCCCTGCTTTGAGGAACGGTTCAGGGCGGCAATGGAGCTGGAAAACTGCACCCGGCTGGATCACGCGCTGGATATCTCGCAGAACCTCGGCTGCTATGATTTTATCCCCGCAGCGCAAAAGTGGGAACGCTACGGGCGGTATCTTGCAGACCAGCATGGACTCGCACACCTGAACGGTCCTGCCGGCAGATATTTTGATCCCTACGCATACTGCTCTCAGGAAATAAAACGGCTTGGGCTACACCCCTGCGCGCAGGGGTATATCGCCAGAAACGACCGGGAATTCCTCTATGAGTTCAGCAGCCAGCCCCGGCAGGGCCCGGAACTGACAATGTAATTCGTCGATATCGGGGATATCTATTGCCGCTGAGGTGAGGCATTGTGGTGAAGTGACAGGAGGTGAGGCAAATGGACGAAAAAATCAAGGAGCTGCTGGAACAGAGCTTCGTGGAACGGTCACAGATCGCTTTTGCGCGGATGCGCGAAGCCATTCCCCGGTTCGACAGGCTGGTGAATGAGCTGGTTTCCCTCAGCGAGGAAGTGGAGCACAGCGCGGGAATCACGGATGAAGCCAGAGAGCTGATGCGGCAATTTTTATCCCGATCCAGTGAGGCAGACGCTGAGTTTCAAAAGTATCTCTACATTCAGGGCGCCAGAGACTGCGTGGAAATGCTGCGCAGGCTTGGCGCGATCCGATAGCACGGGCAGAGACGCCCGTGCTTTTTTAGACTCAAAATGAACAGGGCCGTTTTCCCGAAAGGACTGCGGCCCTGCATTTTTTGTGCCCTTTTTCGGGAAAGCGACCCAGAAAAGGAGAACTGAGTATGGCAAATAAACAAAATGCCTCCTTCTCCACGAAAGGAGGTAATACCTCTTGAACAGTTTCATGTCCTGGATCGGCGGCAAGATGGCTCTGCGAGACATGATCGTTCCGCTTTTCCCCTTGTATTACGAACGATACATTGAAGTATTCGGCGGCGGTGGCTGGGTTCTGTTTCACAAAAACCCCGGCAATGATTTCGAGGTTTACAACGATTTCAACGAGCTGCTGGTCAATCTGTACCGCTGCGTCCGGGAGAAGCCAGACGAACTGATCCGTGAGCTGCGCTTCGTTCTCAATGCCCGCGCGGACTTTAACCGGGTGCGGCACATTCTGGACTGCGGCAGCCCCGCATCAGATGTGCAAAGAGCGGCGTGTTTTTACCAACTTATCCGTTACAGCTATGCCTCGGGGCTGACCAGCTACGGCAGCCAACCCCACGATATGTGGTCCAATTTTCCCCTGATTGAGCAAGCCCACCGGCGTCTTGCCAAGGTGGTTATTGAAAACAAAGACTTCGAAAAGCTGATTCGGCAGTACGACCGCCCGGTCAGCTTCTTTTATTGCGACCCGCCTTACTTCGAAACCGAGGGGTATTACAAAAATGTGGGCGAAAATGGCTTTCGGCGCGAGGATCACACCCGCCTGCGCGATACTCTGCTGGGCATCGAGGGCAAATTTCTGCTCTCATATAACGACAACGACTTCATCCGAGAGCTGTATAACGCACCGGGTATTTACATCATAGCCGTTACCCGGCTCAACAACATCAAGCAGCGGTATGCGAACGGCGCGCAGTTCCCCGAAATCCTCATTGCCAATTATGATCCGTGGGAGCGCAGCCGGGCGGAGCCCCAACAATTAAACCTATTTCAGATCGGAGGAATGGATGAGTGACAGAGCTTGAAAAGCTGAAAAGCGCCGCCTCCATTGTTGAGGAAATGACCCAGGGTAAGCAGACCTTTCACGGCGGCATCGGCGGAGCATACATCTCCGCCGACGATTCCGCAAACTTTAAGCTGCTGATGGACACAGACAACGGCGATAGCCCGGACCACTGCCGCATCACGTTCCGCGCCTATCCAAAGACAACGGATGCCGGATTAGACTGCGGCCGACTCCGAGACTTTCTGACGGAAGCGAACCAGCTCTACGCGCTGCTGTTAACTGTGGAAATGCAGGAGTATCTGCCAACCTACGAGGAATACAGCCAGTTTACTGCCTATGTCCAGCGGACGTGCCAACAGGGGCCGATGCTGGAACAAACATTTTAAGGAGGATTTACCCATGAAAAAAGAAAAAACCAATCCCGATATCCTGCTCCCCGAGTCGGCATGTGAGCTCTGCGGCTTTACCGGCGAGGAAAAGCTGGAGCTCCACGCGGCCAAGGATACCCTTGTGATCGTAAAGACGAAAATGACCGTGATGGAGCTGGTGCATGTCATTGATACGCTCAGCGAAATTGCCTCCGAGCTGACCGTCCACCTCGCCAAAGCCTGCGGGTTCTGCAACAATTGCGGCGACAGCCCGGACCTCTGCGGAAGCTGCGCTGAAATGCAGAAAGAAAAATCCAAGGGCGCCGCGGCTGGCTCCGTGGAATGGGTGAAGGACTGCGAGCTCTGTCAAAGTCTTCTGGAGGCCGATGAGGAAATCCAACTGCCAGACTATCTTCTGGAGGAAGCCGGCATCCCCAAGGATGCCAAGCTCACGGCATACGCGGATGAGGACAGTGGAGAAATCACGGTGTCTGAGTCCGAAAACGAATACGACATCAGCGACGTACCGCCCGGCCTCCGCGCGGTACTGGCAACGAGCGGCGTGTGCCTGATGGAATTGGAAGAACTGATCACGCTGGAGGAAACCATCTATGGCGATGAGTGATTTTCCATATGTTTACCCTTATTCCGCCGAGGAAGCCAAACGGTTAAACCAGCTTACCGAGTGGCGGGAAAGCTTCAGGTCCAATATCGCCTGCAAAAACTCCATCGAGCAGGCTGTTCGCAGGGACTTCGACGGGATGCATCTCAAGGCAGACTGCGCCGGGAGCGTCATCGCAGAATATGGCCATCGGCGCGTGTCGTGGGTGCTGGCGAACACCGTACAGCAGAAATCATGGGACGGGCGCTTCTCCCATGAGAACAAGGAGTGGGCCAAGGGGACCTATATCCCGCCCGATAAGCACGACCGCAATCTGGAGTATGTGGTGGAGAGCCACCCCGCCGTGCTGGACGGCTTTGTCAATCAGTACCGCAAAGCGTATCAGGCCCTCGGGCTGTTCGATTATACCCACTGCGAGCCGGATACCAGCAATCAGGATTTTGAGGGCAAGGTACTGGTCATGTCCACGGACACCTTAAAAGAGAGCTGCTGGAGCCAGCGGGACCAGCTCTGGCTGGCAACCGGGGGCTTCGGATGCCGCGCGAATAGCTCAGGCCGCGCGGTGTTCGCAACTTGCCTGAGCGACGGCGAGGACACCCGCTTTAACCGCACAGATTTCTTGGGCGTCCTCAAGGAAGAGCTCCTGCCCGATTGGGCGCGGGAAAAGCTGATGGAGATAAAGGAACAGCACCCGTCCGATGGCGGGACTCCCGGAATGGGAGGGATGGAAATGAAGTAAGGAGGGATGAAAATGCCGGGCATTACCCTGCAGAACGGCCGGATTTCCTATTATGGAAACCCTGCCGGATACACAGAAAAGAACAAAGCCGTGGTAGACCGGATCTTTCAGAGCGACGATCTGTCCGCGTGGCTGCGGGGCCGCGGCCTCGCGGCCGAATGGACGGACGGCGTGATGGAACGGCTGATCGCGGGGGAAAAGTTGGGCGCCGAAACCACCACACCGCTTAAAAACGTCCGCATCTGGCAGCTTCGCCCGGAGGTTGACGTGCGGATGAAATTCATCAGCTATACGGACATGGCGCGGCAGTTCGGTGAGCCTTGCCCGGAGGATTACCATATCGCTTACGACGGCCAGCTCGACACCAACGATCTGGAAGCCATCTACGACCGATTTGATACCCATCCGCCCGCCGGATCTTCCGGTCAGGCGCTGGCAATGTCGGACGTGGTCGAGCTCTACGACGGGAGCGGCGGCGATTTTTATTACACCGACCGCCGCGGCTTCCAGAAAATCGACTTTTCCCCGCGGGAGCAGACCCAGGACATGAAGATGACTATGTGAACAGCGGCGGGCCGGGCGCCCGCCGCAACCTTTTGAAAGGAGCAATCACCATGACAAAGAATGTGAAGGAAGCCCCTCCCAAGTACGATGTGAAAATCCACTCCATCCACCCGGAGGGCACCATGCGAGCCAACGCGTCGGTCAACATTTACGGCGACTTTGCCGTCCGCGGTGTAAAGGTTATGGAGGGCGCCAAGGGATTGTTTGTATCCATGCCCAGCTATAAGGCGGGCAACGGCGAGTACCGCGACATCTGCTTCCCCTGCACCAAGGAGGCCAAGGCCGAATTTGACAGCGCCGTGATCTCCGCTTACCAGCAGACGTTGGCTCAGGGGCAGAGTACGGCGAAGCGTCAGGAGGCCGCCGCCCCCAAGCAGGAGCAGAGCAAGGGCCAGTCCATGGCCGGAATATAAGGAGGATGCGGGGATGAAATGTAAAATGAAAAAATGCCTTAGCGTTTTCCTGACGATATGCCTCATTTTGTCTCTTTGCTTGGGCAGCGCCTACGCCGCCAACCGCATATTTTCCGACAGCGCCGGACATTGGGCGGAGGACATTATTCAGGAGCTTGCCGAACGCGGTGTGATCGCGGGTTACCCGGACGGGACGGTCAAGCCGGACAATATCATCACGCGAGGCGAATTTAGCGCCCTGCTTGCCCGGTACCTGAAAATCGATACAACGAGCGCAGAAAAGAAAACGCCGACCTTCTCGGATATCGACGGAAACTGGTCGGAGGCAAATATTGAAGCCCTGGTGGATGCCGGAATCATCGACCCCGGCGACTACGACGGCAGCTTCCGGCCCGGCGAGCCCATCACCAGAATCGAGATCATCCGCATGATGGTGCGCTCCATCGGCAAGGACGACGCGGCGAAATCCTATACGGGCGATACCGGGTTTACTGATGACAGCGAGCTTGATGGAGCCGACAAAGGCTATGCCCACTACGCCGACGATTACGGTCTCGTGAAAGGCTATCCCGACAACACCATCCGGCCGGATGACGAGAGTGCCCGTGCCGAGGCGTTCGCCTTGCTGGAACGGCAGAAAGACGCCGCGGACAAAGCCGCTGAGGAAGCCAAGAAAAATCAGGAAGACTCCGGATCTGGCAGTAGCTCGGGCGGCGGTTCGGTCTGCTATCCCAAAGCGCAGGTGTCCTTCGAGCTGCCGGCAACGGCGCACACCGACACCGCGGTTACTGTTGCCGCCACAACGCAATACGCAAAATCCATCACATGGTCGCTCACCAAAGCAACTGCAGACGATGGACAGGAACCCTTGTCTCTCTCGGATGCCGTCAGCGGCTCCCTGACCGACGGCGGCGGAAGCATCACCTTTAAAAGCAGCGGCAGCTACACACTGACCGCGACGGCAGTCAACAGCGCTGGGCGTGAAACCGTCTATTCGCAGACGGTCATGGTTTACCCCGTGATTGACGTGAGCTTTGACCTGCCGGAAACCACCCACACCGACAAAACGATGACCATCGCCGAGTCAGCCGAGCTTGGGAACCTAAGCATCGCTTGGTCGGTCACCAAGGACGGCGCCGCGGCTGAGCTGGACAGCGTCATGAGCGGCAGCCTCGGCAATGACGGCGGCACCATCCAGTTTACGGACAAGGGCAGCTATACCCTGACCGCCTCGGTGACCGACGAAACAGGACGTGAATTTACCCATAGTGAAACGGTCATGGTTTATCCGGTGCCGAACGTCGCGTTTGAGCTCCCCGCGACGGCACACACCGATACCACCATCGAACTCGGGACAACCCTGACGGAGATGGACGGCCTGACCGCAGAATGGAGCTTGACCCGTGGCGGCGAGGCGGTTGCGCTGAGCGATTATGTCGAAGGCACACTCACCAACGACGGCAGCTCCATCCGATTCATAGATAAGGGCGTATATACGCTGACCGCCACGGTCACCGACGCTGCGGGGCGAACCTTTGAAACCTCGTCCAGTGTCAACATGTACCCCGTGGGCGCGGTGGGCTTCTACCTGCCAGAGATCGTCCATACCGATGAAGCCGTCGCGGTAGAGGCAACCTTCACCAATATTGATACGTCCACGGCGGAATGGACGTTGACCCGAAACGGCGTAGCGGCTACCCTCGACGAATATGTCGATGGTACGCTGACAAACGACGGCGGCAGTGTCCGGTTTATCCAAAAGGGCGAATACGTCCTGACCGCCTCCTTCACCGATGGAGCCGGTCGGAGCTACTGCTACAGCCAGACCATCACGGCTTATCCCGTGCCGGCGCTGACCTTCAGCCTCCCGGAATCTGTGCATACCGATACGGACGTCGTGATCGACGCGGCCTCCACGGATATGGACGACTTGACCGTGGAATGGCTGGTGGACAACACCTACGGGTTCCAGGATTGGGACACCTATATCAGCGGCGGCCTCTCAAACGACGGCGGCACGATCCACTTTAAGCACGCCGGCGTTTACGAGTTGGTGGCAAGGGTGACCGACGCCACCGGCCGAGTGTTCCTCTATGAGCCCGGTGACAAAATTGAGGTGCTTCCGGTTCTCACAATCAAATTCACGTTGCCGGAAACCACCTACCCCGACCGAACGGTCGACCTCCGAACCACCGGGAACAACAATGTGCTGCCGGTGGAGTGGTCATTGACCAAAGACGGCAAAAGCGTAACCCTATCCACGTATATCGATGGCACGCTGAACGCCCAGGGCGGGAAGATCCAGTTCGCGGACGACGGCGAATATGTCCTCACGGTCACCATGACCGACGCGCTGGGCAGGAGCTTCTCGGACAACGCGGCAATCACGGTTTACCCAATTCCTGATGTTGAGTTGACTCTGCCACAGACAGGATATGCCGGAGAATCGACGGTGGCATCCGTCAACGGAACCGATCTGGACACCCTGACCGCCGTCTGGACAATTTCCAAGGACAGCGGCTCGGCGGCTGCCTACACCGACTACGTCAGCGGAGAGCTTGCCAAAGACGGCGGGAGCATCGCATTTAACAGCAAAGGCAGCTACACGCTGACCGTTACAATGACCGACGCGCTGGGAAGAACCTTTGCAGACAGCGCGACCATCACAGTTTATCCCATCCCCGAAATAGAACTGACTCTGCCGCAAACCGGGTATGCCGGTGAATCGGCGTCGGTTACCATCAGCGGTACTGATCTGGATAACCTGACAACCGCGTGGACAATCTCTAAGGACGGCGGCACGACCAAGAACTACACCGATTACACCAGCGGAACCTTGGCGGCTGACGGTGGCAACATCGCTTTCGGCAGCAAGGGCAGCTATACGCTGACCGTCACCATGACCGACGCGCTGGGCAGGAGCTTCGCGGACAGCGCGGCAATCATAGTTTACCCGATCCCTGATATCGCGCTGAGCCTGCCGCAGACCGGGTACGTTGGTGAAGCAGCCACAGTATCCGTCAGCGGTATCGATCTGGATAACCTCACCGCCGTGTGGATGATATCCAAAGACGGCGGTACAGCCAAGACCTATACCGAATATACCAGCGGAACCCTGGCGGCTGACGGCGGCAGTATCACATTCAACGACAAAGGCAGTTATACATTGACCGTCACTCTGACCGACACGCTGGGCCGAGTTTTCTCTGAAAATTCGGCGATCACCGTCTATCCCATCCCGGAGATGCAGATTAGCCTCCCAGCCCTCAATTACAGCACCGAAAGCATCGCGGTCGGCGTTGCGGGAACCGAGCTGGACGGACTGGACATTGACTGGAGCATTTCCATCGACGGCGGCTCCGCGGTTCCGTATACCAGCCTCGCAGACGGAACCCTGTCTGCTGACGGTGGCGAAATCACGATCAGCACGAACACGACCGTTACCGTGAAGCTCATCGCAACGGGAACGGACGCGAATGGGCGTTCTTTCACCTTTACCTCCAGCACGGCGACTATCAAGCCCATTGCGCAATGCACCTTCACACTTCCGGCTTCCGTCCATATCGGGACAGCGTTCAGCATCACCATGCAGGATTCCTCCGGCATGGAGGGCAATAGCATCGTGTGGTTGCTCACCAAGGACGGGAGTACCGCGAGTTACACCGGAAGCCTGTCGAACAGCGGCGGCAGCATCACCATCAGCGCCACCGGAACCTATAAACTGACGGCCACGGTCACGGACAGCGAGGGGCGGGTATTCTCTCACTCCGAGAACATCACCGTCACCAACACTGCGCCCAGCGCACCGACCGCCAGCGCCACTCCGACCCGGACAGCCAGCAACGGTAAATTCCTCGTCAACTTTACAGTGTCGGCTACTGACCCGGACGGTGACGCAGTGACCTACGAGTGGGACGGCACAAGCGCCGATGGCTACTACGCCGCCGGAACGTATACCGTCAAAGTCCGCGCCAAGGACGCCTGGGGCCTGTATTCCGGCTGGACGGAAGTGAACTTCACTGTTTCCAACTCCGCACCCACAACGCCGGTCATCACACGATCACCCACGGGCAACAGCGTAAGCCCCGGCACGGCGGTGACCATTACGGCAGCCTCCACCGACCCGGACAGCGATGCCATCACCTATGTGTGGGACGGCCGACTTGCGGAAACCAGTACCGGCTATCCTCTTGGCAAGAACATTGTCAAGGTCAAGGCGGTGGATTCTTCCGGCGCCGAGTCCCCCTGGGCGGCAATCGTATTTTTTGTAGCGGACTCTTCCCATGGCGGTGGAATGACGCTCACTGGTCCTGAATCAACAATTATTGAGGGAGGCGTGGAGGGCGCGACCATTACCAACTGGACGTTCACCGTCCCGCAGGTCAGCGGACACAACGCAAACTACGACTATGGGCAGGTTAGAGGGTATAACATTCAAACCGGCCAGTGGGAGCAGCTTCAAAACGTGTCCTTCGACGCTTCCATCGGCAACTCGTTTAAGGCTACCGACGGCAATACAGGACGCGTCTACAGCAACAATGGCGTCTATATGTACGGCACGCTAACGCCCGGCGTATATTCAAAGCTCGAATTTTATTACTACACCCCACACACGTGCATGTACAACAAGAGCAACATCACCTATTCCGTGGAGTTTTACTGGTCCGCGAATTAAAAGCGCTGCCATCCCGCAGAGCCTCATAGTCAGGCAGCATAAAAAGCAAGCCTTCCGCAGCGGCGCAACCACTGCGGAAGGTTTCTTTATCTATAAAATTTAGGAGGAATTTTATCATGAAAAAGCTGTTTTCCAAACTCAAGAGCAAGGCTTTGAAAGCCGTCGCGTCCGCGAAAAACGCCCTGATCACCATGGTTGTATTGGGCAGACGATCCCATAAGGTTCTTGCCAACAACCGCGCCGAGGGCTATATCGATACGGCCATCAAGATTTTAATTGCCGTGGTTTTAGGCGCCCTACTCCTGGCCGGATTGTACTCATTGTTCGGGGACACGGTACTCTTTTCTTCACGGAGTAAACACGATAGGAAGTGCTACGCTTAAACTCCCCCATTTGTTATGTGTGAACCAAGTCAAACATTTAAATATGAAAGGAAGATCATAATG